AGGATGTGCAAATAGAAAATAAAAAGTTAGATATATCAATTTCTTGCGTTTTGAGAAAAAGAGAGTCTATGAAAAATGTTATAAAGGTATTTGAAATTGCTAAGAAACTTAAAAGAGATATATTAGCTCAATACGATTCTGAATTTGAAATGTGGGAAACTAAAGATGGTAGACCATTATTAACTTTTAATTTTTATTATGGAGAAGGATTAAATAATGATTATGCACCTTTTTAAATAAACTTTTTTGATATTTAGAATATTATATATATATTTGTAGAATATAACACACACTTGGGGATGTTTTAGAATTGATTTGCAGAGTGATGGTGGTTATGCAGGTATCGGGTTGTCAACTGTTCCGATTAATAAATTAGATGGTAAAGTCGTAAATGGCAAAACAAATGAAGTAGGAACCAGTGAAGATTTAGTAGCTGCTCTACAAAACAACATGATCTTGGTAGAAGATCTAATGACTGTCTAACAACAGTTCATTATCAAAAAATTCTCCAACTTGTTTCACACAAGATTAAAAGGGTGAAATGGTTTTTTGTTACTTATTAGAGTTTCTCAAAAAAAGTAAAAAGTTTGTAAGTTTATAAAAACTTACTAAGCCTGTAAACGAATAATTATTAGCAACTGAAAAAGACACGGTGGGCAGTACAACGTCATCTCCACAAGAAAAAAAATCTCACTTTTTTAGTGAGATTTTTTGTTTATTAAAATAAATGTCTTATATTTGTATTTATAAACGAGTAAATAATAAATATAAAAATCCACTACATTATGAAAACATTTAACGAAATCAAACAAGATTACCAAAACAAAAACTACTCATTATCTGACTTAAAGAAAAGTATCATCTTTTTCTCAATTGTTCGAGTTTTCTTCACTGAAGCTTTTTTATTCTTAGTTTCTACAATTCCTTTCTTGATTGGATTTGGATTCATCACTTCAATGTTTGGATTCTCAACAGGAGTTTCTTTGTTCTACCTTGTTTTACATTTGATTTTTTATGTTTCTTATGTAAAAGGTCAATATACTAAAAATATGTTACCTACTCGTAAAGAATGTGATATGGTAATCAAAGCTTTGAAAGAAATCAAAGTCTCTAAATAAAAAAACCGTCTCAATTTGAGACGGTTTTATTTTATAGTTAAAAAATTATTATTAGAATTTTGTACCGTATTTAGTAGATCTTTCAATACTATCAGCTTTATTACTTAATGCCATAGCAGCTATTACTGAAATAGCTATACCAGCTAAACCAGCCATAAACATTGTTGCTTGTAAGTCTCTATCAAGTTCACCAATGCCTGTTAAATCTCTTAGGTAAAGAGATAGAGAATTTCTTTCAGCTCCACCAATACATGCAGCTGCTATAGCCGTTGCAAAACTTGTAAATGCTCCACCAAAACCAACAACTCTTGCTAAAGTTTTGTACCAAGTAGCACTTTTACTCTTTATCCATTCCCAGCTATCAGATGCCCATCCTTCTTCAATAGGAGCTTCTATATTTTCTGATTCTTCAATCATTGCTTTTACTGCAAATTCAGGATCTTGTAATTGTTCTAATGAAACTCCTAATTTATCTGCAATAGCTTTAGCATCATCCATAAGTTTTTGTGTTTCCTCTTCTGATAATTTTGATATTTCTCCATTAACAAGTGAAAAAACTCCACCGATATTAGAAGAATCTTCATTGATAGAAAACCCTTCAAACGTTTTAATATATTTCATAATTCTAATTTAATTTTCTTTTATATATTTAGTTTTAAAACTCATTTTTTTATTTTTTTATTTAATATATACATTATGAAAAATATTAAAAGTTTTAATTCTTTCTCTATATATGAGAGTTATAAACTTCCAGTTGCTACAGGAGATTCTGATAAAGATGAAGAGGTTTTTTGGTTCTCAACAGAGAATAAAGAAAAATCTTTAGTTTTAGATTTATTTTTAGAAATGATTAGTATTTCGATAGAATCTGGTAAAAAACTTAAAGATAAAGAAGTCAATGCTCAAGACTTCAGATGTTCTTATAAGTCCGGAGATAAAAATGTTATTTATACTTATGAATTCTGGACATCTGATGAATCAATTGTTGAAAGATCAAAAGGTAAATATGAAGGACATGAATGGATGATGATATCAGAAGTTCCTTTTGATATAATTGAGAAACTAAATTCTGAAGAATTAAAAAAAGAAGAAGCTGAGAAAAGAATTAAGTCTGAGTCTAATTGGACTTTAATTGATGGTATGGACCCTAAAGGACTACTTACTAAAGGTGGAGGTGGTTGGCAACTAGTTTACATACTACAAAATAAAGAAACCGAATCTTATTTAGCTAAAGAGAAAGCGAAAGATGATCAAAATCCTGGATGGATTAAAAAGTTCAGTGGTTGGTTAGCTTCAAATTTCGGATAATCACATTTTATTAAAAATTAAACTAAAGACTTTTTAATCATATAAATCATATGGTTAATAAGTTTGAGGGAAAATATGGATTTTTATCTAATTTCTATCCGTGTGTGATAGAACATAAGGGTATAACATATCCATCAGTTGAACATTATTATGTTGCAATGAAAGTTACCGAAATGCAATTCTTAAATGGTAGTTATTATACCGCTGCTGATTTCAGAGAATTGATAGCTATAATCAAAAGTCCTGGAGATGTTAAGAAAATAGGTAGTAAACTCAAAATCAGAAAAGATTGGGATTCTAAGAAATTGGAATTTATGAAATGGGGAGTTACTGAAAAGTTTAAGGATCCAAAACTATCAGAAATGTTATTAAGTACTGGTGATATGGAATTAACTGAATCAAATTGGTGGCATGACAATTTTTGGGGAGTGTGTACTTGTAATAAATGTAAAGATGGTGAAAATAATTTAGGAAAAATTCTTATGGATATTCGATTAAATTTAAAACAAAAGACAAGACCATCATTAGAAGATATAATTAAAAATAAAAACAATTAAAAATGTCGGTAATTTCATATTTTGGAGGCAAGTCCTCTAACATCTTTATTGAGTTTATTAACTCAAAGATTCCAAAGACTGGAATCAAAACATATTTAGAGCCTTTCTCTGGGTCTATGGGAACGTATATGGACGACGATTCTCTTAAATTCGATACAGTTATCTACAATGATAAAAATCGTCACCAGGTGAACTTATATAAGTGTTGTTCAGAACCTGAAACCTTTGTTAAATACTTAGAAAGGTTAAAAGAAACTTTATTAAAAACAGATGAGACTGATCCACTAAAAAAATGGGACTTCTATAAAGGAATTTATAAGAAATATCAAAAGAATGAATTTCTTGATAATATGGACTTTGAGATTGGTAACTTTGGAAAAGCTGCAATTTATGCTTTCTTGATTACATCAGCTCACAATTCAGTTTACCCTCGTGGTGCTGGTTTTAATGGTTATAAGAAAGATAAAGACCGTTTGAAATTAGAAGTTCTTATTGACAAGTTGAAAAAGAACAAATATACAAATAAGTTAAAATCAATTAAAGAGTTTACTAATATTGATTTTGAAGAACTTATTACTAAATATGACGCAGATGATACTTACATCTATTTAGACCCACCATATGCTCGTTTTAATGAGGCTAAAGGCGAAGATGATGCTAAGAGATTATTTTGGTATGGATCAGACACTGATGGTGTATTTGGACCAGCTTCTCATAGAAGACTATTGGAATTAATTAAGAAATCTAAATCTCGTTGGTCATTATCTTATTACTATTTTCCTTTATTGGAAGAATTATTACCTAGAGACCAATATATTTGGACTGAGAAAGAAGTATTTAGAAGTTCTGCTCAAGGTGGTAATAACTCTGATGTGAAAAAAGAACAAACTAAAGGTGTTGAGTTATTAATATTGAATTATGATCCAGTTACTGGAAAAAAATTAAACATACAAGATGGAGTATCCGCTACCGAGACAGAGATATAAGCACTATAAGGGTGGTACTTATGAAGTAATTACTTTAGCCACTCATACGGAAACAAGTGAAAAGTTGGTAGTTTATAAATCTATCAACTTTGGTTCTATTTATGTTAGACCATTAGATATTTGGAATTCAACTTCTGAAGATGGTCATAAAAGATTTCAACTAATATAATGGCAACAAGTGGTTTTGGTTTAGGTAGTGTATTTAATATAAGTAGCTCATCTACATCTGCAATTAATGTTGATGTTGATGGTTGTACAGTTATTAGTAAGTTAGTCTTATTAGATGAGAAGACTGGTAATAAGTGGCAAATTAAAATATCGGATGGTGAGTTAATTGTTGAGCCACTTGACTTAGAAGATAAAAGAGAGTATAAGTTAAATAAAATACTCAAATAAAAAAACCTCAGATTTCACTGAGGTTTTTTGTTTATAATAATTTATTAAAATTCAAATTCTCCACCGCCTTCAGCTGGGGCTTCTCCACCACCTTCAGCAGGTGGTTCTTCTGGTGCTGCTTGTGCTCCTCCTTGAGCAGGTGCTTCTCCACCTTCAGCAGGTGCTTCTCCACCTTCGGCAGGAGCTCCTTCAGCCGGTGCTCCTTCGGCTCCCGGTGCAGCTCCAAGTGTAGATGGATCTTTCGCCCAGTACTTTTGATTTTCAGCTTTTTCTTCTGGAGTTAACTTAAATACATTATCCATAATCCATTCTATGTGGAAGTAAGGTTTCTCACCATTCATTACACCAAGTAGAGTTCCAACTATCTCTGATTTCTTAGCTAAATTGTTTATCTTTTTCCATTCCTCAAATACTTGATTGGTATAGAATTGGATATCCATTTGATTCATCATTACTTCATCATCCTTTAACTCAGGAAAATCAATTAACATCTGTAATCTTATTGGTTTAACAATTATTTCTTTGAAGTTAGCTCTTAAACGACTAATGAAGTTGTGAAATTTAATTTCATCTCTTGTCATCTCAGCAGCATCTGTGATTAAGTTACCACCACCATTCTCACCTTCAAATCTTGACATTGGTATTTTAGAAGCTCTTTTAAGTGCTTTATAAAACCAAGATAACATTGTTTCATCATTTAAGTCGTGTCCTTGTGGTGATACTAATTCCATATTTGGTGTACCAGCATCTCCCTCAGGGAACCATATTTGTTTATTATATGGTAAGTGTTTAGCTCCGTTAATTTGTAAAGTACCTAAAGATTCATCCCACTCAACTTCTTCTGAATAATCGTGTATTAATTGACCAATTTGTTCTTCAGCTCTTTGTCTAGATAAACCTTTAATTGGAATAGTAAACTTTTGATAAACAGTTGCGTTAATAATGTTAAACATAATTCTCGTTTGTTCAAGAATTTTCAACTGGTTATATGGTTTAATTAAACCTTCAACATAAGATGTTTCTGAATAATCATTTTGTGTTGAATATGAAATGTAAATTATTTGAGAGTCTAAGAATATTCTTCTTAATTGTGGATCTTCTGGAAACTGAATCCATAAGTGACCAATATTTGGCTCGTAAGCCGGTACTAAAGTCTCTGGTCTTAGTCTATTGAATCCGATGATATTTTTCTTTTTATCATCATAGATAATTTCAATTGCTAAATAACCATCAATCATAAAGTCTCTCATCATTGACCATGCAGTGATATTATCAGAGAATCCAAATTTATTGTATATCTTCTCGAAATGTTCTTGGTATTTATCTTTAATCTCTTGTGAGTAATCATTTGATAAAGCTCTTGGTGAACAGAAGTCTTTCTCATCGTTATAAACGATTGTCTCATCTGTTATTGTTGACACGAAGTCTCTAATCTCATCTTTGATGGAATACTCTCTTAGGATTCTTCTTTTGTCAGCATAAGCCTTGTCTAAGTAAGGAATCGATTTTCTATTTAATACTGAAGCTACAGCTCTTTGTGAGAAGAAATCATACATTGAATTTCCTCTTGCTGCGTATGGATCTTCATTAATACCAATACCTACTTGATTTCTGATGATCATATCATCATAGTTCATTCCGTAGTTAGATAAGTTTCTTAGAATACGACTAAATAAGCCTTTATTCTCTATTGCTGAATTTACATTGGTAAAATTTGCTGAATTTCCTGAATCATTGAAATTATTATACGCCATTTAGGAATTTATAAAATTTTAGAATATATATTAATTTTCACTTATTCCTTTTTTGGGTATAAACAAAAAAAGACGATTACTCGTCTTTTAATATATTTCTATTTATTTCATCTTCTTTATGTCTTCTTTCATCTGCTATAGATGGATCATAGAATTGATTAGCTGTTCTTCCTTCTCTTGGTTTGAACTTTAGATTTAATTCTTTTATAGCTTGTATATAACCTTCAGAATCTGGTCCAAAAAGTCTATCTGAGATTTCCTGCATAAAATAAGCATCAACTTTAGTCTCTGTTTTAGATATTCTAGTTCTTTTTAATTCTTCTAGTTCTTCTTCTGATAATCCAGATGAAGTATTTCTTTGATCTGGCATAGAAGTTCTTGAAACTCCTCTTGGAGTTATATCTGTTATTCCTTCAGGGTTACTTTTTTTAGAAAACCAAGACTCATTAAACTTTTTCATATTTTTCATAGATTATATATTATTTATTATTTACCATATTTTGTAAAACTTTTCTTTATTCTTTTAACGTGGTCATTAAGAACACTATACTTTTCTGATATCTCTTTATTAATATCATAAAACTCATCTATAGAAGACATCATTAGTTCTTTGTGTCTTTGGTCTTTAGTTTCTATTTTAGCTTGCCATATTTGTATTAACTTTTTAGGGTCATATACATTTTTTGGATGTTGTGAATAAAGAAATCTAGGTATAGCATCTAATCTAATTCTATGAGTTGCTACTATTTGAGTAGAGTTAAACTCCATCAGAGCATACTCAAATCCTATCTTTTTCAATTCATCATACATTCCTTCGTATGTTACTTTTAAAAACTTATCTTTTGTAAAATCTTCTTCTTGTATAAATTTATCAAATATCATTGCTCTTACTTCTAATGGTATAAAATTGAAGTTAACAGCAAAGAATACTATTTGATTAGAAAACTTTTTATAACTTGTTACAAAAACTGGTGACCATTTCATCCAATTTGAGTCATCTTTGTAATGAAAGAAATAAAAACCACCCGGATATATTTCAGATGTTTTTATATTTTTTACTTCTTTATCAGACTTTTGATACTTATCATAAAAATATAATGAGTTATTTTGGAAGTTCTCTACAAGTCCATTTCCATATACCAAAAGATTTAACTTAACTCTTTCTATTAATTCTCCCATAGATTTATCTTTTATTTATATATAAAAATAAAAAACATATGTTAAATTCTAAACCTAACAATAAAAACTATAACCAGGGAAATTATGTTCCTAATAACAAAGATAAGGTTATAAAATTAAATACACAAGGTGGAGTTTATTTTAGAAGTTCTTGGGAAAAGAAAATAATGCACTGGTTAGATTATAACCCAACTATAACAAAGTGGGGAGCAGAATGTTTAAAAATACCTTATCAAATGACACATTTCAATAATGGCGACTCTAAAATTAAAGAACATTGTTATTATCCTGATTTTTATTATGAAATGAGATTAAGTGATGGTACTCTAAAACAAATAGTTGTTGAAGTTAAACCAATGAAAGAATATAATATGGTTATAGCTCTTAACGAAGGTAAGTTAAGTGTTCCTGAAAAGGGAGCTAAGAAGTTAAAGGGATTTGAGTATGACTTAAAAATGGCTTATAAGAATAAAAACAAATGGGAAACTATGATTAATTGGTGTAATAAAAAAGGATATGAGTTTATAATAATAACAGAACAACACCTAAAAAAATTTAATGTTTAAATATTTCAATTAAAATTTGTATCATTAATATAGTATAAAAAACAGGTGTTAATCTAAACCAAACAGAAGTTAAATTTTTACTTATATGATACATTGGAATTCTTATCAAACCTATTCCCATCATTATCATAAAAATGTACTTCATCGGAGTGAATAAACCAACTACTAACCATATCCAAAAAAGAACTTTTGTTACATAGTAAACTAAATCAACTTTTGAGTTTCTATCTCTTTCAGCAAATCTTTTATCCAATCTATTATAGTTGATAATATAGTAGATATTACTCCATATGAATAGTAAAGAAAACGTGTATATAATAATATCAATCATTGTCAATCATAATTTCATTCATATTTACTAAATTGTTTAGTTCATATTCTTCTAACACAACAGTCTTTCTTTCTAAAAGAATATTAAAGATAGAATCATTAATTAATACTTCTGTCTCACTTCCCGATATTCTCTCATAGTTATTTGGTACATTATCTATATCTCTGCCATCATACATCTTATTTACATAATCATTTCTTTCTTTGGTATCTATATGTAATGATCCACCAATCGGTAAAATGTTATTGTCTATGTCTGATTCTTCCCAAATTTGTAAAATTGCCTTATTCATAGTAAAAAATTTACTAAATATATCATTCATAATAAACAAAGTTTCATAAATTACATAAAATAAAAAAAAACTATTATGATGAAATTAGAGTATATTTGGCTAGATGGGTCACAACCTCAACAACTAAGAAGTAAAACAAAAATTCAAAATGTGGACAGTATGACACCAGAAGATTATCCAGTGTGGTCTTTTGATGGTAGTTCAACTAAACAAGCTAAATCCGGAAGAGGAAAAAATACAGACTGTTTATTGAAACCTGTGTTTGTAACAAGAGATCCTTTTAGAGGTGAGAATGATAGATTAGTTTTTTGTGAGGTTCTAAATCCAGATGGAACAGTACATGAAAGTAATCATAGAAGAGCACTTTTACAAAAGATAAATGAATTATCAATTACTGAAGATATGGATAAGTCTGAACTACCTTGGTTTGGATGGGAACAAGAATATACTTTAACTCATAAACCATTAAGACCATTTGGAGATGGAATTGGAATTCCTTTAGGATTTACACCTGAAGTATTTGAACAAAATGGTTTATCACCAAGACCACAAGGAGATTACTACTGTGGTATTGGAGCTGATACTGTTACTGGTAGAGATATTGTTGAAGAACACATGAATATGTGTATTGAAATTGGATTAGATATATCTGGTATCAATGCTGAAGTAATGTTGGGTCAATGGGAATATCAAATTGGACCTGTTAAATCATTAAATGGTTCTGACCAATTATGGATTTCTAGATATTTACTACAAAGAGTTGCTGAGAAATATAATGTTAATGTTTCTTTACATCCTAAACCACTAAAAGGTGACTGGAATGGTTCTGGTTGTCACGCTAACTTCTCGACTAAAGAGATGAGAGACGAAGGTGGTCTTAAACTTATTGAAGAAACTATGGAGAAGTTAAAAGAAAGACATAATGACCATATCTCTGTTTATGGACTTGGGAATGACCAAAGAATGACTGGAGAACATGAAACATCAAGTATTCATGACTTCTCATTTGGATATAGTACAAGAGATACTTCTATTAGAATACCAGCACAAGCTATTGTTGAAGGTAAAGGTTATTTTGAGGATAGAAGACCAGCTTCTAACTGTGATCCTTATTTAGTTTCACTTAAAATGTTAGAAACAGTTTACTCTGAAGTAGAATCTGAAATCTGATATTAATGATAAAAAGAAAACCACTCATTTGAGTGGTTTTTTTATTTTAAAGATGTTTTGAATTTTTTCCTTTCGTCTTTTCTGTCTTGATGGAAATATAGGTATATCAGCACCTCCAAATGCTGGTGTCATAACTATATCAAATGTTTTAAGATTGATATTAGAGTGAGTGGAGTCCCATTCCGTCATTTGAACCTTCTATTGAGATTAATTTAATTAAGTGGTCGTTATCACCTTTTTTCTTATAAAGTTCGTTATAACCTTTTGCTATACCTCTCTTAAATACTTCTGTGAAATATGCGAATGCGTTAACTGATTTATCTTCATTGAAATTATACCAGTTTTGAAACATATCTAATAACCCTGATTGGTAACAATCTAACTTATCATCGTTAGACCAATATCTCATTTTTTTTATCGTCTTTTTAGCTAGTAATTCTAACATTTTTTCTGCGTTTCTTGTTAGTTTTCCTTGTGCTTTAGATACTATTACTTCAACATAAAGGTCTTTGTTATTTAAATACATTAATTTAGCATTTATTTTTTGTAAGAGACTAAACTCTTTTTGGGAATGCTTTCATGTTATATATTAATTATTAAAAAAAGTTTAAAAATAAAAAATCCTCAAATTTCTTTGAGGATTTTTAATATTTATTAATTAAAGTTTAATTCTTTCGTTATATTGAAGTTCTTTAACACCTAGTAACTCACCATCAAGGTTAGTTTTTCTTTTCTCTAAGTTTTTAAGAGCTGTTGTTAACACTTCAGATTCACCAATCATTTGGATAGAACCTTTAACTTTCTCAATGTTAAAACTAACATCTTCAAGTTTCAAAGTGATTTCTCTTTCTTTATCTTCAAGTTTTCTTTTAACAACTAATTCCTTGTCTAATTTATTTTCATAAAAATAAGTTAAGTCATAGTTAAGTTCATTTCTTACTTCGTTCACTAATTCAATAGCTGATTCGTATTTGAAGAATGAGTTACCATATCTTTCATCACATCTGTATAAGAATGTGCTGTTTTTATAGTTGAATGCGAAACACTCTAAATAAGGATTGATTAAGTTTTGTACTCTTTTAACAACATCTAACTCAACAAATTTATCTAAGTTTTTAGATACTTCTAATAAAACTGGATAAAAGTTTTTGTTAACGATAGGAACGATAGGAGAAGAGAATA